GTGGTACGAACTCACCCACAAATCCGATCAGGAGCGCGGTTACCGTGCCATGATCGGCGATGTTGCGGAACTCACTAAACTCCGCGCACCTGCTTCTGGAATTAACGCATACACTGTTTACGTTCCTTTCCAATTCTGGTTCTGCCGTAACACTGGTCTTGCCCTTCCCCTAATCGCGCTTCAATACCACGAGGTTCGTTTCCACATTGAGATGGAGAGCCTCCAAAAACTCATGGTATGGGAGGGAACAACCACTCCTGTGATCAGTTCGTACACTTACCAGTCGGCTGCGGTTATGGTCGACTACGTTTACCTTGATTCCGAGGAACGCCGTAAATTCGCCCAAGTTGGACATGAATACCTCATTGAGGAAGTTCAGCACAATGGAGGTGAAACTCTTTCTGGAACCGTCAGCACTGCTGGTGGATCTCTTACTAGCAAGTTCCGCTTGAACTTCAACCACCCTTGCAAGGAGCTCGTATGGGCGCTCAAGTGCGGTGCGTTCAGTGGCGAAGCCCTCACCAGTGGTTTCGGAGGAGGCAAGACCTTCTTGGGATACACTCACGATGACAACAAATGGGATGAAGTCCTTGACGATGTTGCAAAAGGACTTGTCGAGAGTTGCATTAGGTTAGAGACTGCCACTGGTTATACCGCCAGCTCAGTGTTTCCTGATGACTCGATTGCTGGAACAGCAATTACCCAGCGAACCGGTATTTTCACTGTGAATGCGCATATAACTACGGCCGTTACTGATGTTCTTACTGTTGCGGTTTACTCAGGATCTGCTTTACTCAGTAACGGTACTGTTGATTTATTCTCGTATATTACGGATGCGGATGTCACTGTACAATGTTTGGGTGGTGCAACTGCTGCTCAGAGAATCAATCGCGTTACATGCACTCGAGTTGTCCATTCTCTCACTATGGAATTACTTTCCGTACCAGCCTCAACTTGGACAACTGATGCCCGTATCGCCGCAACAAGCACACGTGTTCATACAAATGGACATGCAGTTGTCAACGTTGTCCAACCCCACAACTACGGCCTCAACCTCGACGGAAGCGGTAATGTTGTTGCCACTGGCAAACTCGAACTCAACGGCCACGATCGCTTTGACTGGCAAGAGGGAAGCTACTTCAACTACGTTCAGCCTCGTGCCCACACCAGAACCCCTGCTGATGGTGTGAACGTATACTGCTTTGGCCTCCACCCCGAGAACCACCAACCCAGTGGATCGGCTAACTTGAGCAGAATTGATACTACTATCCTCAACCTCACCCTCACTGACGGAAAACGCCCGACTGGCTCCGTTCTGCTCAACTGGGTAGCCGACTCTAAACTCCATATCTTTGCTCTCAACTACAACGTACTCCGTGTAATGAGCGGTATGGCTGGCAAAGCATACTCCAACTAAAAAAATTACTTTATTACATCATACGTCATATATTGTGATGTGATGTGTTTTACTTACTGTTAATCTTTCAAGATTAAAAATAAGATCATATTATTTCACACAATAAACACAACCGATTTTTTTATATTATTTCTTAGGTATAATATATAAATGGGAGGAGGACTAATGCAATTAGTCGCCTACGGCGCACAAGACGTATATCTATCAGGCACACCACAAATTACTTTCTGGAAAGTCGTTTACAGACGCCATACTAACTTCTCGGTAGAGACTATTGAGCAAAGTATTGATCAGGCAAGACCTGGTGGAAAATACACCGTAACTGTTACTCGTAATGGTGATCTTGCCGCTAATGCATGCCTAAAGGTAAAACTCACCGCAGTTACAACTTCCAATCTTGGAGGATCTGTTGATCAAGTAGCATGGGTAAGACGCCTTGGCCATGCGATGGTTACTCAGGTCAAAGTTGAGATTGGAGGTTCTACTATTGATAGCCATGTTGGAACTTGGCTCGATTTGTGGTATGAGCTCACTCACAAAGCCGATCAGGAACGCGGATACAGAGCGATGATTGGTGATGTTAAAGCTTTGACTGAACTTCGCACAATTTCTTCTACTAGAACCCTTCCTGCATACACCATATATGTTCCGTTCCAATTCTGGTTCTGCCGTAATACTGGTCTTGCTCTACCTCTAATCGCGCTTCAATATCATGAGGTTCGTTTCCACATTGAGATGGAAAGCCTCCAAAAACTTATGGTATGGAATGGAGAAAGTGCCCCCAATTTGAGTAGTTACACTTACCAATCGGCAGCGGTCATGGTTGACTACGTTTACCTTGATTCCGAGGAACGCCGTAAATTCGCCCAAGTTGGTCATGAATACCTCATTGAGGAAGTCCAGCACAATGGAGGTGAAACTCTTTCTGGAACGGTTAGCACTGCAGGTGGTTCTCTTACTAGCAAGTTCCGTTTGAACTTTAACCACCCTTGCAAAGAACTTATATGGGCGCTCAAATGTGGTGCATTCACAGGTGAAACCCTTGCCAGTGGTTTCGGCGGTGGAAAGACCTTCTTGGGATACACCCACGATGATGACAAATGGGATGAAGTCCTTGAACGTATTGCCAAGGGACTTGTCGAGTCTTGCATTTCTCTTGCTGCAACTACAACCGTTTACACTAATGCAAATACAACGGTACAAGATTTGGTTGTCAGTGGTACTATTGCAAATCACCCTGCACATGTTCATAGTTATGATCCAACACTACTTGCAGCGGCTGTCACAGGTGAGCCTTTATCTACTGCCTCAGGTAATCCTTCAGCTACACTCAGCCACGTCTTTACTTCTACTACAAGTTTAAACCTTGGCGGTGAGGGTTTCACCCAACGTTTTGGAAGTAAAATTAACGTTCGTGTTACATCTGATGACAGCACCGTAGTAGGTGGTGAGGTTCAATGCTGGACTGCTGGAGCACTCCTTTCAAACGGTACTATTGATCTGTTTAATTATATTGCGGATGCCGATGTTCATGTTGTATTGACTGCTACTGCCGGAACCCTTGCCCGTGTTGAATGCACTCGTGTATCTCATACCCTCACAATGGAACTTGCCTCGCTTCCTGCTTCCACATGGACTACTGACAATCGTATTGGTGTAGGAAATGCCGCATATGTTAACAACTTCCGATCCTTCAATGTTGTCCAATGCCACAACTATGGCCTTAACCTCGACGGAAGCGGTAATGTTGTGGCCACTGGCAAACTCGAGCTCAACGGCCACGATCGCTTTGACTGGCAAGAGGGCAGCTATTTCAACTATGTTCAGCCTCGTGCCCATACCAGAACTCCTGCTGATGGTGTAAATGTCTATTGCTTCGGTCTTCACCCCGAAAACCACCAACCCAGTGGATCGGCTAACTTGAGCAGAATTGACACTACTATCCTCAACCTTACCCTAACAGATGAGAAACGCCCGTCTGGCTCCGTTCTTCTTGACTGGGTAGCCGACTCGAAACTCCATATATTTGCTCTCAACTATAACGTTCTTCGTGTCATGAGCGGTATGGCTGGCAAAGCATACTCCAACTAAAAAATTTCATCATACATCATACATCACACATCACACATCATATATTGTGATATGATGTGAGGTGAGGTGATATGTTTTACTTACTGTTAATCTTTCAAGATTAAAAATAAGATATTTTTTTTAAGTTATAATTATAATATGGGAGGAGGTCTAATGCAATTAGTAGCTTATGGAGCACAAGATGTATATTTATCTGGAACGCCACAAATTACTTTTTGGAAAGTTGTATATAGACGTCATACAAATTTTTCTATTGAATCAATTGAACAAAGTATGGTAAGTGCAAAACCTGGAAGTAGTTATACAGTTATAATTACAAGAAATGGTGATCTTATGACAAATGCCAGTTTAAAAGTCAAACTGGCAGTAGTTAATTCAAGTACTTTTAGTAGTAATACACCTGATAAAATTGCATGGGTAAGGAGACTTGGTCATGCAATGATTTCACAAGTAAAGGTTGAAATAGGAGGTTCTACTATTGATACTCATATCGGAACTTGGTTAGATTTATGGTATGAACTAACACATAAAACCGATCAAGAACGTGGTTATCGCGCAATTATTGGAGATGTTGCAGAACTTACCGAACTTCGCGCACCATCTTCTGGAATAAATACATATACACTTTATGTTCCATTTCAATTTTGGTTTTGTCGCAATACTGGACTTGCACTTCCATTAATTGCACTTCAATACCATGAAGTACGTATTAATATTGAGATGGAAGATATTCAAAAACTTCTTGTATGGGAAGGTAGTGCGACGCCATCAATCAGTTCTTACAGTTATGAATCAGGAGCAGTTATGGTTGATTATGTATATCTCGATTCAGATGAACGCCGGAAATTTGCACAAGTTGGACATGAATATCTTATTGAGGAAGTTCAACATAATGGCGGAGAATCATTAACGGGAACTATTACAAGCGCAGGTGCTTCTTTGACAAATAAATTCAAATTAAATTTTAATCATCCATGTAAAGAACTTATATGGACACTTAGATGTGGTGTTTTTAGTGGCGAATCACTTTCTACTAATTTTAGTGGAGGAAATGCTTTTTTGGGTTATACACATGATGATGACGGTTGGGCAACAGTACTTGACAATGTGGCAAAAAGTCTTGCTGAATCATGTGTAGTTTATCTGACTTATGTATTAACAGTACCAACTGTTCCAACTGGCTATACAATAGGAACAGCTGCAACTGGCATTCCTGAAAGAATTGGCAAATTTGTTGTTACGACAATTGGTGCCGCAAAAGATGCAGCTTCTCCTACAGCAAATAGTATTGCGGCTGGCGCTGCAATCGCTGTAAGAACGTCTGGAATATTGATGGGTGATACGGATGCAATTGAAAATTTATTTACACATATTACTGATGCCGATCTTAAGGTAGAACTTAATGCATTAACATCAACTACTTCTTCAGCACTATATAAAATAACATGTACACGTATAGTTCATACATTAACAATTGAACTACTTTCATTACCAAGTAGTATATGGACAGTTGATAACAGATCATCAGGGCCATATGCTACTGCTACCGGAATAGCTGGATCAAGTAATGCAAATACTGTATGTATGAATCGTAATAATGCCGTACATGTCGTACAATTTCATAATTATGGACTGAATCTTGATGGAAGTGGCAATATAGTAAATATAGGAAAAATAGAATTAAACGGTCATGATCGTTTCGATTGGCAAGATGGAAGTTATTTTAATTATGTTCAACCAAGAGCTCATACTAGAACTCCTGCTGATGGCGTAAATATATATTGTTTCGGTCTCCATCCTGAAAACCATCAACCAAGCGGTACGGCTAATTTAAGTAGAATTGACACAACTATTCTTCATCTTGTGTTTAAGGATAATAAACGACCAATTGGATCAGTACTTCTCAATTGGATTACCGACTCGAAACTCCATATTTTTGCCTTTAATTACAATGTTCTGAGAATAATGAGTGGAATGGCAGGTAAAGCATATTCTAATTAATATTTAATATTAATAAAAACAATTACAAACTGACTGGATAACTATCAACATAATATATTACAAATTCAGAAATACGCCTAAAACCTCCATCGTATTTTAATATTCTTTCTATTTTTTTTAATTGCGACAACGATTGTGGCGTACAATTCCATGTTGCATTAGGAGGTGATAACATTATATCAACCGATGGCCCTTTATTATAACAACAAAATGCCTGAATTGCAATTCGTATTGTATCATTATCATCAATATATGTATGAATACTAAATGTATATACAATTCTGCCAAGTTTAACGATAAAGGTGTTGCGTGCAGAACCCTTATATAATCTTAATTTGTAGTGTTTGCCTTTATTTACTTGATATTGAAGTTTGCTAATAAACGTTCCCATGAGATAATATATATATATAATTATTGTTATATATATTCTGTCTTTATTTCAATAATTATGAAAAAAAATTGAAAATATGAACTGTTTGGGTTGTCCATTACTGTCACCAGATAGTAAAACCAATCACCAACGCGCCTTCCCGCCTTCACGCCTTCCAGCCTTCCCGCCTTCCCGCCTTCTCCGTTCCCCTCAGCCAAGATGCCCTCGCACCGCAATCCCGAGTTTCTCGTCAAGCAGTTTGACAAGATCGCGGATAACGCGTTCTTCGGAGCCATGATGTTGGCCATGTTGTTGACCGCCGTGCTCTGCCACATCAACAAGTGGAGCATTGTGGCCAACATCATGGTCACTCTGGTAGACGGCCTCCTCGCTGGTCTCGTCGGCTACGTGGTCGCCCACAAGTGGGTAGCCCCCCTTTTGCTGAGCATCACTCGCGAGGAGGTGGCATCGCTTGCGGTGTACTACGCGTCCGAAAATGAGCGTCTAATCGCTCTGGAGGAGCGACGTGACGCACTGTACGAAGCACGGTGCAACGCGCAGAAGGTAGATTTGATGACAACTGCCCTGACTTCTGCGGCAGTCAGGGCAGTTGCAACCACGGTAGGGTCCCATGTGTTTGGCGTTGAGTGATTTTTTTATGTATGTGCAGCAGAGAATACTAACTACATAATTAAAAAAAATCATTTTTCACCATTATTGAAACACCACAATGTTGAAAAATATCTACTATTTTTTCAAAAGGTAAATTTCCCTTTGGCGCATATCTTCCAACAATTAGGACAAACATATCTCCATCAATGTATTTTGTATTACTCTTAATCAAATTTATTTCTTTTAACATATTCATAAATGTATGATTAAGAACAGGACGTACCAATATATTAATATATTGCTGTGGATTTGTAAAAACAATTTGTGGATATTTATTACCATCATATTGAACCACGTGAAGAGATATATTATTTGGATAGGTTATTTCGCTTTCATCACTACATGATGCAATATTAATTAATTCTTGTTTCACACCGCTTAGAATCGGTCGCATTTCACATTTTAGTTTTATATCCCAATTATCAACTGTTGCGTATTCATATGTATGTGAAAATTTATATCGACGATAATCGAAATGAGTTTTACCAAACATTTCACAAAATGTAGGTGATTCTAATATTGGAATCATATCATAACCAATATGGTCAATAATAAGTTCCTTAATTACAGATTCTCTAAATTTTTTACTTTCAAACATTCCTATAATTTGATTTGCAGTATCGTCAATTATTTTTAATTGGATATGCTTTCTCTTGGAAGGAACAGTATTCATTCCAGATTATATAATATAATACAATAATCAATTTTAATAAGTTTTTAATTTTCAATTTTTCCAAAAAAATTGATACTTATATTGTATTGTATTGTATTGAACCATACATCAAATATATCAAATATATCTGGTATATTTATAGAATGTCTCATAAGCACTTTATTTCTGGTCGCCAAAAGCGCCGTAACAATGTTGCTTATACCACACCTGGAAATATTGAAGATGATATAAAAAAATGTTGCTATGTAGGTTATACTCCAAAAATGTTGTTTCGAATGTTAATAAGTATTTCATGTAAGTCAGATAGAAAAAATATTAAGGAATATGCAAAAAAAATATACGACGCAGCGAGAATTTTGAAAATTATTCCAGAACTTATTTTGGTCGAAGACGATAGTGATATAATCCGAATTAAAAATATTAGGAAATGGTTTCCCGAAGATTTTCCAGATGGTACAAATATAATCCCAGTTAATCTCGAAATTTATCCTTCTATTGGGCAACATTACTACGTATCATATGATTCGAATGAAGGAAAATTTGTATATGACTGGATTTGCTCATGTGAATTATATAATTGCTGGCCTAGACAAATGGACAGAGATAGAAGTAATATTTGTCTCGTTTGTCGTGATAGACATAATAAAGGCAAATATGCAGTCAAAAGAATACCTTATTACGAATTTCATAATAATATTCGCCATAATGGATGTTATCACCAATAAATATTTTATAAAATATAGTTAATTTTGTGTTTAATCAATTATGATTTTATTAAAATCCAATATATATGTCATCTTTTTGTAATTTAACAACTGCATATTCTGGAGATGAAATGGATAAATTAGATAAAATGGCGAGAATACTTAATAATAAAAGAAAAGAACAAATTAAAACAACATCTGGTGATTTTGACCGACAACAAAATCAAATAAAAAATACAGTTGAACAAATGAAGAATAACCACGGATTTAATTTTTTTAAAGAGCAGGAATTACATAATGATAAGGATGAACAATTAATGGGAATAAATGAACATAATGAACATAATGAACATAATGAACATAATGAACATACGGAGGATGCTGTAAAATCAGTCGGATTAAATAGTTTAATATCCGATGATAGTGAATATTCAACAATATCTTCTCTATCATCAGATTTAGATATATCTAATATATCCAATAGATCCATAAGTACAAGTTCTAATGCGTCTGATTGTATATCAACTGATAATATAAGTTTAGATAGCATATCAAGTGATAATAAAATGTTAAATCACATATCAAATTGTAAAAAATGCAGGATTAAAATTTTAAAATTAGTTAAAAATAGGAAAAAAAAGAAAAAACACCGACATATTAATACAGATATTAATACAGATATTAATACAGATATGGATATAGATGACAAAGAAATATTATCATCTAGTAAAAATCAAAAGAAAGAATTTGTAATAATTTATTTTGTATCTATTCTTATTGTATTTATAATTGATCTAATAATAAGATTTGTGAAGGTATAATTAGTCATTTGATTCTTTTTCTTTACTATTTTCTATATTTATTTCTAAATTTTCCCAATTAATGTAAATGGTTTCTCCATTATCAAGAATTAATGTATCAATAAATTTATTTCTCAAATTTTCAGATATATATTCTAAAATAACAACTGGATTATATTTTGGGCATCCAGGAACGGAAGTTGGAACTGTAAAAAAAATATATTGTTCATTATCTTTATCTGCTTCTTTAATTTTTTTGCAACAATTATTGTAACAATTAATCATTACTTGTAATCTTTTTTTCCTTCCATACTCAATAGATTTTATTAAGTCTTTTCCTATATATTCTTCTTTCCCTGAAACCCTTTTAATTATAGAATTATTTGAAAGAGTTTCGATACCAAATTTTCCACTACGGCATATATTTCCTTGTCCTGAATGTCCTGGTAATAAAGTAAGTAGGGATAAGTTAGATTTTTCTTTACTCATTATATTTATTATAGTAAGTAAAAATATTATCTTTTTATTGCATAATTAAATTATTCCGACCAGTTCGTCAGATTCATCAGATTCATTATCTGATCCTGAAATATGTAATTTGGTATTTTTAACGCCAACCAATTCATCCGAATCAGAGCGAGTTCTGGACTTTTGTTTCGATTTTGATTTCGATTTAGGATTAGATTTATGTCTAGATGTATCTTTTTCTTTATAGTCAAGCATTTTGCGGTATGCATTAACTTCATCATCATCAAGGTGTTCATATTTTTTCTTATGCACTTGAACACCATGATAATCAGTACCAACCATAAAGCCAAGTGAACTACTTGGTCCAAATTTATCTTCCATTGATGATTTAAATCTATCTACAGATCTGTCTTTGTATAATGCATCAAGTTGTTCTCTTTCAGCCATACGTTCCTTCATTAAATCATTTGCTGATTTTTCTGTAAGTGGCATATCTTTTGTGTATTTTTCAGAACTGATACTGTTCAAATCATCAGAATCGTCGGAATCATTAGAATCATTAGAATTATCAGAATTGTCAGAATTATCACTTACTCCTCCAAATCTATTACTTCCGTTAAACTTACCCTCACTGTACAATCCTCCATAATTATCATTAATATTGGAACCAAATGTACTCGTATCAGCATAAGTTTCAATATCATCATAACTTAAAAGTTCTCGGTTTCCTTTTCTTTTTTGTTTTTTCATACGTTCTTTTTCAAAAGCTTTCATAAATGTCGCATGGTCGAATTTATTATCTGCAAAATTAATTTTAGTTGGCATAAGTTCAATATCTTCTTGTTCTCTTAATGTGTCAAGTGTTTCATAAAGATTATCAGATTCATGAACGGTTAATGGTGTATCTGGTAATTTATCTGCACCATGTTTAGTTTTGAATTCACTTAATCCTTTATTAAATTCAAGTTGTGCGGTTTTTTTACCTTCTTCAGTCATTTCTCTTTCCTGCATTTTCAAAAATGCTTTAAATTCATCTCGTTTGTTATCATGACCTGACGATTTACTAATAGAACGCTCCATATCGTATGCTTTTCTCCTATTTGAATCAGTCAATATATTACCTGCTTTTTTTACCAAATTAAACATAACATTATATTCAACACGTTCCTCTTTACTTATATCTTTGGAAACTCGATCAGGATGGTATTTTTTTAGATTTTTAGCAAAGTTTTTTTTAATATCGCGAGTAGTTAATTTTTCACAATCTTTTGGAGGTAAATTTTTAAATCCTAGTATAGAATAATAATCATAACCTTCATTTGCGACATGCGTTTTAAATTTATCTTTCATGGATTCGCTTCTCTCACTCATTTATTATATTATATTATATATTCTTTTTGTTATAATCAACGAACACAAAATCAATTTTATTGCATTATACTATATGACATCTGATAATACTAATACTAATAATTCTGATGATATGATAAAAAAATATGAAGCAATGTTTATTCTACATTCATTGGGAGATACAATGGGATTTAAAAATGGAGATTGGGAATTTTTAAAAGGACGTACGATTACACTTGATATTGTAAATGAACTTGTTTATGAATTCATAACACTTGGTGGAATAAATGGTATTGATATTTCAGGTTGGTATGCATCAGATGATACATTATACCATATATCCACTGCGAAATCAATGTTAAAATATGAAGGAAAACTTGACAAAAAATTTTTGTTAATTTCAAAAAATGAAATTATTAAAAATTACAACAAAATGATGGAAGAAATTTTTGGCAAAACTAAAGGGAAAAAAATACATCGCAATCCTGGGGTGAATACTACTAAATATATACAAAAATATACTGAAAAAACCGATGCATATCATTTACCATATGATGTAATGAGTGGTGGTAATGGATGTGCAATGAAAATGTTATGTGTTGGTGCTTGTTTATTTGGAAAGTCAAAAAGAGAAGAATTAATTAATGTATCAATTCGACTGGGTAAACTTACTCATAATTCCCCAATAGGATTTTTAGGAGGATTAGTTACTGCTTTGTTTACTGCATTTGCAATTGAAGGTATTCATATAGAAAAATGGCCATTTGAGATGTTAAATATATTAGAAAGTAAAATAGTTAGAAAACACATATCGAAGAAAAATTCATCTGATTCATTTGAAGAAATAAATGATTATTCTGAATTCATTAAAATATGGAAAAAATATCTTGCTTCGCGATTCGAAAATAAAAAACTTATTTCTAATAAAAGCCATAGAAATCTTGTATTACGGGTTAAATATTATCACCAAATTTTGGTATATAATACCAAGGCAGCGCGTATCGGTGAAAGTGGATATGGAGCGGGAATCATGGCTTATGACGGTTTACTAGATTGTACGGGAAATTGGGAAAAATTGTTTTTTTATACAGCATTACAACCAGGAGATAGCGATACGGTATGTGCAATTGCAGGCGGTTTATTTGGTATATATTACGGATATTCTGATACGCCAACTAGATTAATTGAGGAATTAGAATATGGGAAACGTCTCAAAAAAATATCAAAACAAATTTTTGAGAAATATTGGAAAAAATCTTAAGATAAAGCACTTTTTATTATGTCTTCAGATTGTCTACTTGTTTCGTAAAAATATTCATTATCATTTTTTGTTATGGTAATAGTTGGATATCCACTTATTTTTTTTTCAAAACATTTTTGACCATTTAATTCGCAATTAAATTCAGCCGTTGTTATATTTGGATAATTCTTATTAATTATGTTTTGAAGGCGTATCCATTCAGGTTTGTACATTTTACATGCTCCACACCAATCAGTATAATATAAAGTTATTACTGATTTTGTGCCAGTATTGACTGGTAAATCTTGATTTTGCATTGATTCCATAATTGGCGCGTTTTTTTTGTCAAGTGATATTGACATATCATCTGAATTTATACTAAAAAGTAGACATACTAACATTATTACAACGAGAAGTAATATAATAGTTTTAATACGCATTATCTATATAATTGCACTTATAAAATATTAAAAATGGGTGCTATATAGTGTATTTTTTTATTTGCGATATATTGTTTCAAATAAAATTTATTTAGAATATAGAATTTATTAAATATATATTCAACAATATTTTTTTTCTTCCAAATTATAATATAGGATGAGTCACAACTTCGACACTGCAAGACAGGCTGTTACGGGAAACAAAACCGAATATGCCAATGTTTTTTTCAATGCACTTGAGAATAACAGCGATTATCTCGAGATAATGATGGCCGATAAGGATGGAAAAAATGATACGAACTTCCAAAAGTTTGTGACAACATTTGCCCTTCAAATGGCGTCCCTACAAGATGGTAGTAAACGTGATAACGTTAGAAGTAATTTGCCAGATTCTGAAAGAAATAAATTTGATCAGTTATATAAAAATAAGGATAATATTGTGAGAAAGTTAAAGGAGTTAGGTACAAATGATCCGATTAAAATGCCTACGTATACTGTAATACCAAAACTCGGTATTAAAAGTGATGCAAGTGGTGAAATCTCCACACCTCTAACGGCTTTGGGAAGTGCAAGTGGTGCAAGTGGTGCAAGTGGTGCAAGTGGTGCAAGTGGTGAAAGTGGATTGACACCTCAAGAATCACCTGAGACTCCTGCAGAGAGAGTGATCAGAATGAGAGAACTCCATGCTAGAAGACAAGCAGCATCGTCTAATCATATTCCCATGGCCGATGCCTATGACAGGGACATAGAGGCCGAAAAGAGGCGCAAAGAGACTGCAGAGAGGCGCAAAGAGACCGCAGAGAGGTACAGGATACCCCTGCGCGAACAGGGCGTGCATGTAGGTGGTGGAAATTTCAAAAATTGGGGAGATTATTTTATGGATGTCTATAATAATTCTAATAATTATGATCATTTATATGACGACTCAGTTCCCGTTAACTATACTCCTGATATCCTTAGCAGACTTGCCAAGTCTGGCACGAGACGCGTAACAAGTTATGTCGGAAAATTTGATGATATGCCGATTGGCGACGGTCCTTCTAAAAAACATCAATATGTCAGAAATGATAATCAATCACTTTATGATAGTGACGACGCATTAAAGTTACCGATTGCCAGTTTACATGAATGTACTGCTATGGGATTAGATCTTGACAGTAAAGATGACAATAATACATGTGGCAGTCTTCTATTATGCTTGGAAAGTGGGAATCCTGAACAAGTCGCCCAATGTTTGGACCGAAATGCATTTAGAGATCTTCCAGCTGTAGTGGAAAAAGATATGTCCGTTTCACGCACCGCTCCTCATCTTGTCACTAAAATTTTGACCAAATTTGGCGTTGATGCGGAGGAAGTTATGATTGGAAATGCCACGGTTGTACTTCCTGTCGAACCAGAGGTATGGCTTCATAGTTTAACTACCGAAGCCCGTAAAGTTATTACTGAATCCACTGTTCTATGCGAATACATTTGCGAATTAATTAAGCATATTCGTGAAAATCCAGGTTTAATTAATAAAAATTACACTGGAACGGGTGTACCAGTAGTGCAGTCGGATTATTTAACTGCTGCGAAAAGACAGATGTTTGTCTATCCAAGTGGCAAAGACGGTCGAAAATTCGGCGTGGAACTCCTTCATCATATGCCTCCAGTCGAATCTAATTTGAGTTTAATGGTGGGGGGAGCGGGATGCCCGACCAATGTAAGACTATCTATGGGTGGAATGGCACCAAATGGTTCTATGAGTGGAGGTTCGATGAGCGGAGGAAATGTTGCATGTGCTTCTTCTTACAGACAGCAATACGAAGACGTTAAAGCGAAACTTCGTGATGGAGGTTTCAAAGTAGATGCCAAACAAGATGCAACTATTGTTGCTGAACTTGAGCGTGTAGAAAAGAATGAACATAAATTCGGCCAAGTATTTGATATTCTTAATGCTCTTCTCGAGATTAAACACCTTTATGGAATCCCTGACCACCATGGAAAATCTCTTGAAGAGATTGATGTTACCAAAATATCAACTGCCAATGGTTTCAACAACTATGTAAACCGCAATATCCCAGAATTAACAAACTATTTGTCTCAAAACAGTGTTGCACAAGTAGCTGCTGCCAATCATATCCAAAGATTGATTGCCAATGTTTACGGTGTTGCTTATGGAGTATCTGCCCCTTCCGCCAGATGGGAAGCTGGTAATTCCACTCGCAGAAATGTAAGTTTAAATCAGAACTTGTAAATTAAAATATAGTATATTTACTCATAATACTCACAATACCCACAATATTAATAAAATAAATTTCTAGTTTTTACTATAAATTTATTATCATTGCAAGTAAATAAATAATATAAATTTATTTGCTCACACAACAATATAAATGACAGGAGGTATAATTCAATTAGTAGCATATGGTGTAGAAAATATATATCTTAACAGTGATCCTCAAATTACTTTTTTTAAAATGGTATATCGACGACATACTAACTTTTCTAGGGAAAATATTGCATTAAATTTTGTTCAAGAAAATCCAGATTTTGGTAAAACAGTTTCATGTAAAATAACACCAGAAGGAGATTTAATTGATGGTATGTCACTTGTAATACGAATACCTAAAATTAATTCAGTTGTTGGGGAAGATGGTTTAGTAGATGCATTTGGCGCTCAAACATCCAAATATAATCGTTTTGCATGGGTAAGACATCTTGGTCATGTTTTAATAAAAAAAATAGAACTTGAAATTAATGGAAGAGTAATTAATTGTCATTATGGTGAATGGTTACATATTTGGAATATGTTAATAGGACCACGTGATACAGGATTAGATAAAAATACAGGTAATATACCTGAATTGTATGATTTTACGGAAACTAAAGATGAATATTTACTTAATATTCCCTTACAATTTTGGTTTTGTCGTAATAATGGCCTTGCATTGCCAATGATTGCATTAAAATATAGTGAAATCAACATTAATGTCGAATTTAATGATCTTAAATATTGTTGCATCCGAACTCCGACACATTATATAGTTTGTGATGACAGTCTTGTAAATTTTAAAAAATATGAATATATTGAGCAATTTGTTGATAATAAACTTCGTTGTGGATTATTTGTTGGTTATGATGTGGTAACAAAGAGACTTTATTATCAAAAGTTATCAAAAGAAAAATTAATAGGCATTGAATATGATGGGGATGAAACATTATTAACTCCTGCACAGAAAAATACTATTATTACTTCAAGTACATCACAAAAATATAAAATTACTGGAAATGATAGTCAATATTCTGCAATACCTGATATAAATTCTACATCAAAATCAAATTATACATCATCGATTAGTTATGTTTCATTAGAAGAAGCATATTTACTTGTTGATTATGTATATTTGGATGTTGAAGAACGATTAAAAATTGCAAAATCTAAACATGATTATTTAATTGAACAAGTTACATTTACTCCAAATACTCCAATTGACGGTATTAATGCAAAAATTAAAATACATTCAGACCAACCATCTAAATTATTGGTATGGGTGACTCAATCAGATGAAATTATTAATTCAAACGATACATTTAATTATTCTGATTCTCATAAGAGGATTAGAACCGAAAATTCTAATAAAAAAGTGTCAATTAGTGAATATACTGGTAAAAATATGATAAGTAAAGAAACAATACTTTTAAATGGAAGGGAAAGATTAAGTTTTAGAGATTCAAGTTACTTTAATTATTTGCAAATGCATCAACATTTCAAATACAATATATCGGAAGGTATAAATATTTATTCTTTTGGACTATTTCCAGAAGCAATACAGCCATCTGGTTCTTGTAATATGAGTCAATTTGATTTGGTACATATAAATATGCGGTTACGTTCAGGAATCAATAATAAACATAAAATACGATTTAGATGTTATTCATTAGAACATAATATTTTAAGAATTGATGGAGGGTTAGCCGCATTATTATTTGAGTAGTGAATATATTTACGCATAAATGTTAAGAAGATTTGGTACTGTATCTTTTCCAAAATTTTTCAATAAAGATTTTTCTACTGATGACAAATATTTAGTATTCTGTTTTAATAATACCTTAGTTGTATTACCGAACATTTTATCTATTTTTTTTTCAGTTATATCATTATCTCCAATAATTTCTAAATATTCTTTTAATAATAATTTTCCTTCTTTATTATAATCACCATTCATTGAATAACAAGAAAACAGATCTGGACGTTTTTTAAAAATATTTCTCATGTATTTTTTTGCTTCTTCAAATTTATATTCATCTGATACTTTTTTTGATGAAGTACTTTTCCACGAAATATCCGCTAGTTTAAAAAAAAACCTTGAACCATGTTTTTTATCTGAATGTATATACCACAAATATGTAGGAAAATCATTTTTATTTATTTTACATTTTTTTGGTAATTCTATTGTACGTGTTTTTTTAGCCATATTTTTATTTATTTTGTTATTATTGCGATAAACAAGATTACATAATCGATTGTCAATATAAATACGATTTTTATGAATAATTGGCTGATTAACTCTTTTTATTTCAGCCAATTCATAAATTAAATCATGTAAATATATTTCAGTAATAATATCATTTTGTTTTTGAGGATGAAATAAAACACCTTTGTCATTAAAATACCATTTAAATTTTAAATTTCGCAATTTCTTATAAATTTTATTGTCAAAAACTAGATATTTATATTCGGTTTTATGTGTTATTTTGACTACTTTATATTTTTTATCGTTATAATTAACGGTTTGTCCTTTACTAATTACGACCATTCTATTATATTATATGTAAAAAAAGTTGAATTAATAACTATTTGAGAAGTAGGACAAATTATAATCATTACTACATATTCTTAAGCGAAAAAGATGTCTACTGAAACCGAAACTACACAACTTCCGTCTGAACCGCACCCTTCGGTTCTATTTGGTGCAAATAAAATGGCACAGGTACGTTATGCCGATGCATCCCCATTCCAAGTAGCATGTGCTCTTCTTACTGATTCTACAAACAGGAAAACTCTTCTGGATACCTACAAAAAATATCAAGAAGAACTTGATACACTTACAGGACAAGTTACAGAAGGATGGAGTGTTGAACAACACGAAGAAAGAAATAAGCGTCTAAAATTTCTCCGTTATGAAGTAACTAAACCCCAATACATGGAGGCACTGGTTCTTGAACCAGCTTCGACTTCTCTTCAAACTAAAAATGGATCAATGTCTCTGGACAAGGTTTCATGGGAACTTTATCACCTACGTAGTGAATATTATGGAGAGACTTATGTTTCTCGTGGTCTTGATCATTATCCATTCAAACCACCAATGGTTCAAAGTGAAGATGGTGAACGAATGGTTTATGAATATGTTCAAGGATTTCATGTACACCGATCAATGTTCCGATTTCTTCTTGGAGAAGTCAATTGGGCAAAACTTGTTCTCAAACTTCGTCAATCAGTCGTAGACTGTGCCCGTCGATTTTATGAGCCGTCACTCAAGGGTAGTACTGAATCATGGACTGTTGAAAATGCCCGATATTCAGTTAAAAATGGAAAAGACTTTCAATGGGTAACCGATGAAAAATTCAAAAAATTTATGACAGTTCTCCTCCGTTGTGTTCGTAAACTTGAACGTTTTTCCCTCGATCTCAGTGAAGTTTATAGCGTAACTGCAAAAATCAAGGAGGCAAATGACAAGAATCGTCTTTCAGTAAAGAAGGAAAAAGAAGACGAGCGACTTGAAAAATACAAGCTTCAACTGAAACTTCAAGAGGAAAATAAAGGAAAGAAACCTGGATTCAATGTTGTACCAAGGAGTGCGACTAGACCTTTCAAAGCAGCACCTGCCGGAACAAACCAATGGAGTAAACCTCTTGAGGGTGTATCTGTTCCAAGTGATCATAAACATCATGAACATCAAGAACATCAAGAACATCATGAACATCATGGACATCATGAACATCATGAATCTACTGAAACCAAGCAAAATGAAAAAGTAGTAAATAAGTATCAACAAACTCGTAATAAACGTTTTGCAACTCAGTCCCGAAATACTCAACGTAATGCAAAGAGTGAACGTCAAAATAATCCAGATAATTATGATCACCATCATGAACATCATGAACATCATGATCATCACCATCACGAAAATGGCGATGGCGATGGCGATGGTGATGATGGAGGGGAATTTCAAGAACTTCCTAAAAAGAAATGGACAAATAACAAGACTAGTAGCCGTGGACGTGGCCGTGGACGTGGCAACAGTGACAACCATGTTCCACGAATGCGACGCTAGACGATAATTCTTTATTTATTCTTTATTTATTCTGTATAATTAATGAGTATGATAACATTGTTTTTTTTATGTTTTATAATTATAATATGGCAGGGGGATTAATAAACATTGTATCATATGGTGCACAAGATTTGTATTTATCTGGAGATCCCGAAATAACTTTTTATAAAATGGCATATCGTAGACATACTAATTTCAGCATTGAATCTGTTGAAATAGATATAGAAGATACTCTTCAATTTGGAAATAAATCAGAAGTTGAAATAAGACCAATAGGTGATGGCGTTCATAAGGGATATTTAGAGATAGTATTACCATATATTGCTTTTAGAAAAAGGGATGTTGGCATTATACCAACTACACCGTCACAATCTGATTTGGACGGAGCAATGGAAAATTACAATATTATTAAAGAATTTATGAAAATTAATACAAGTGCATATATTACTGCTTATGAAAATATTAATATTGAAAACACAAGCACATTGACTATCATTGAATATGCATTAGATCAATTTAAGGATACATATATTAGTAGTGAAGATTCGAATATTAAAAGTGCAAAAATTGATAATTATAATAATCTTTTAGATTCAACTGATATGTCAAGTTCCACATACAAACTTCATAAAAATTTATCAAATCTTCATATAATTCTCAATATATTGCGTGACAGAATAATTGGAGGTACTACAATAACAGTATCACAGTTACAGTCTCAACTTGATTCAGCAATAGATAATAGCACTGCTACACAAGAGTTTTTTTTTAATAAAACTTTAGTAGACAGGGCAAGTTTTACAGACTCGTCATCAGAATATATAAAATTCGCTTGGGTAAAAAGAATCGGTCATACAATAATTGACAATATAGATATACGGATAGGAGGTGAATCAATAGATAAACACTTAGGATTATGGATTGATATTTGGTTTGAACTTACTGGAAATCATCAACAATTAGATATTTACAATAAAATGATAGGAGATGTTACTGAATTGACTACATTTGATCGCACACCAAAACCAGAATATAGATTGTTAATACCATTAAATTTTTGGTTTAACCGATTTAATGGATTAGCATTTCCAGTTGCTTCACTGCAATATTCAAGTTTTATATTACATATCAATTTAAAAAATTTGGATAGATGTTGCTATATTGAACATTTAACAAATTCAAGTGATGAAGAAATTTTAGTTAGTTTATCAGATCTTTGGGACGATAATGATTTACAATTACGGGGAAAAATATTAATGGATTATATTTTTATGGAATCAAATGAACGGAAAAAATTTATACAATCATCACATGAATATTTAATTGAAACGGTTCAACATAATGAATTTAAAAATATATCAACAACAAAATATCGATTAAATTTAGATTTTAGACATCCTTGTAAAGAATTAATTTGGATTGTCCAAAGGGATGATTTAAATACAAATGCAAGTTCGTATAAAAAAACGTTTCCTACAGTTTATTCTACATCTATATCAGGTACAGGTAATCCTATTTTATCATCTTCTCTTGATCTTAATGGTCAATCTAGAATAGAAAAATACGATTCTAATTATTTTAATTATTTACAAGCAATGAAACATAGACATACTCCGTCAGACGGAATAAATGTATATTCGTTTGGTTTAAATCCAGAAGAGCATCAACCATCAGGTACATGTAATTTTTCTATAATTCCTGGAGTAGTTATGAATGTGGTTCTTGATCAAAGTATTTTTACAACCAAATTATCAAATACACGTCTTGATATAATACCTGATAGTATTAGTGATATTAATGTTACAACCGAAGTAACTATTCATGTATTTTGTATTGCATATAATATATTGAGAGTAATTAGTGGATATGGAGGTAAAGCATATGATTCAAATTAACGAATAAAAATTGAAATTATACATTCATTGCAATCCTTATATAGAATTATAATACACACTCACCTTTCACATCCCTCTGCAAAAATGGTTCAACCACCCCCAATTATGTTTTTCTGCATTTGGTCATTCCTTAGTACAATTGTTCAAATGCAGGACAAATGGAAAAAGGATCATTATCAATCTACTACAATTTTGAATGTTCCAAAAAAACATTTGTCGATTTTGCACTCGATGGTAGAAGAGATTTTTGCGAGATTGATCGATAACATTTCGCGAACATCGTGTTATGGCAAAAATCACAGCGTCAAATGGATTGAAAATGAAGGATTCAATCAATTTAACCAGGGTAGACAATGTTTGTCAATGTTGTTTACATTTGGTGATTTCTTTGTTGAAGTGAATTCTAAGCCTGGATATATTGATGAATATCAACTCAATATCAGAACAAAAAAGGTGTGTATTGATATTGAAATCATTCGTAATTATCTTTCATCTATTAATTATACAACCAGTGAATTGCAAAAAACACGGGAACAACCACGTGGAAGTGCACGGACGATTTGGTTTGGATTAAATTATACAACCATTTCAGCTGA